GCTCACCAGACGCACGCTGCCGCTGCTGTCCTCGTAGGTCAGCGTGGTGAAAGTCGCCGCAGGAGCGACGATTGACACGGCTGCGGTTGCGCCGGCGTAGGTCGGCTCGTTCCGCATGATCGGGAAGTAATTCTCGCCTCCGTCCGCGTCCTTGACGCCGACGATGTCGTTAGTCGTATTGTCGTAGAGAAAGTTCGTACCCTGCTTGAGATATGGCATGTGGTTCCTTGGTTTAGACTTCGACGCCCGAGGGCGACCCGTACCCCGAGAACATGTTCATCACGTCGGTGAGTGCGTTCTGGTTACCAGTCGGTGCCTGCGCCATGTTCTTGACGCTCTGCGAGGTCTGCTGAAGCGCGGCTGCCTGTTCCTTCGCAGCCATCGCCTGATTGCGGGCATCGCGCAGGACCGCGACTTCCTTGTCGGCGATGATGAGCGACGGGTCCACGCCGAGCATGTCGGCGTATACGTCGGCCCACTGGTCCTGGTCGAACTTGTCGAGGATGTCGGGCTTCATGCGGGCGATGGCACCGAGATTCCCGACGAATCGGTCCACGGCGTTGGTGCCGATGGCGCGCTGCGCCTGCGCCAGCATTGACACGAACTCGACGTTCAGGTCCATGCCCTGCAATTCCTGCGGTGCCGGCGGGAGTGCGCCGGACGCGACCATGCGGTTGAACGTGATGTCCACCAGCGGGGACAGCAGCTCGTTGTGCAGGCGCTCGAGCACCGGGCCGAGCATGAGGAGCTTCTCCTCGTGGCGCTCGGCAACCTCGGTGGCGGTCATGCGGGTGTTCGGGATGTTGGCGAGCATCAGGAACAGGTCGGCGTAGAACGCCCCGCGCACGCGCTCGCGGCAGTCCATGATGTCGTTCAGCAGGTACTGGAGGTTCAGGTTCACCTCGAACGCGGTCTTGATCCCGTTCGACTGCCCGTCGTAGTACGACACCCCGCCCGGGAGCGTCTCCACGTCGCGGTTCTTCATGGACGCCGGAACCTGGAGCGGCGGCTTGGTCTGGTAGTCGATGGCCTGCGCCTTGCGGAGCTGCTCATGCTGGAGCTGCTTGATGTCTCCAAGCGCCTCCATGCCGGGGCTGTTGCCGTAGATGTCGCCGCCGATCACGGACCAGCGCGGGCAGAGCGCCGGGAAGTACTGGAACCCGCTCTCGCGCAGGAACACGCCCTCCTCGCCGCCGACCTCGAAGTACCACGATCCCCACGGCATGTTCTTGGCGTCGCGCTTCTTGATGTCGCGGTCGGCGCGAGGCTCGATGGCGTGGATCACGGGCACCCATTGGTCAAGGTTCCCGGTGCGGTACATGTTCTGCACCGACACGCTGCACTTCTCGAGGCCGAACTCCTTGACCACCTGCGAGACGGTCATCTCGAACTCGCGGTACAGGGTGCAGACGCGGCCCTTCGCGTCGGTCGAGATGCAGTACTCGCCGCAGGTCAGCGGGTAGTGGTGGATCACGCTCTGGTAGTCAGGGAGCAGGACGGTCGCGGCGGTGCCGAAGCAGCCGAGCTCCTCGTACATCTGGTGCAGCGCGTTGTAGGTGTTCGACTTCTGGAACACGCGCTGCATGCGCTTGGTCACGTCATCGAGCCAGAGCTTGACGGGCTCGTATGAGTTCAGCTCCGGGTCCGGCGTGGCAAGGCGGAACCACTGCCGTGCCGGCGAGGTCGCGCCCGACATCATGCCCGCGCCGAGGACGCGCAGGGCGCGGGTGCCGGTCGAGTCGTAGATGTTGTTGTGGCGGCGGTAGCCGCGGTCGCGGTCCTGGCGGAAGTAGCGCCCGTTGCGCGGCAGGATGTAGGAGGTGAGTTCCTGCCAGTGAGCGAACCAGGACGCACGCTCGCTCTTGAGTTGACCCCACCGGGTGAACAGCCGATCCCGCGTGGGAGCGCCGGGATACGACTGATTGTCTCCGGTGTACTCGCTCATTTAGCCCCCGAGGAGAGATGTTCGTCCGAGCTGGAGTTCCTGCGGGTTCACGCCCATCGGCCCGGTGAGCATGGTGCTTGAGGGACCGCCGCCCATCTCGGCGGCAGCGCGGCCCATGATGTCGGCGACGGCTGGTTCCTGCCTGTTGGCGGCGGCCATCGCCTGCTGCGACTTGCGCTGCTGGCTGCGGGCGGATGCTGCTGCGGCCTGCTGCGCCTGCTGCTGCTGTCCCATTGCCTCGCGCTGCATCTTTGCGCCGCGTTCGCCGGAGACGATTGCGTACCCGGTTCCGGCGGCTGCTGCTCCTGCCGCGATTCCGGCGAGAATGGACGAAAGTGCTGCCATGTCAGAGCTCCTTGACGTGCGAACGTTCGGTGTTGACGTACCCCATGCGTGCAAGCATCCTTGCGATGGGCGTCTCGCCGTTCACGACGAGCTCGCTCATGCACAGGAATCTCGCACCAGCGTCCTTGGCCCAGCCCTCGAGCGCCGCCATGAGGCGGAACGGGATGCGCGTCATGCGGTGCGCTGGGTCCACCCACCACGCCAGTTCAATGGCGCACGGGATGCTCGGCGCAAACCACATGGGCGCGATTGCGCCCGCGATGGCCCCGACCACCTTGCCTTCGACCTCCGCGACGAACATGCCGCCGGAGCGGACGATGGCCGAAATGCCCGTGCGAATGTCATCGTCGGACGGCTCGATCATCGTGCCGTACGCGCTGTAGCCGATGAAATCGCGGGCCATTGCGGTCAATTGGTCGATGTCCTGCTCGGTTGCCTGCCTGACCATGACTGTAGACCTCCGTCTAGCGGTTACGGGTACTGATCTCTTGGTACGGGTCGTAGTCGGTCGGTCGCGTGTCAATACGCTCGCGCACCTCGCGTGGCAGCATCTTGGCGACCGGGTACGCGAACGTGAGGCAGAGCGCGTCGGCCATGTCCGGGCTGCCGCCGCCCTGAAGCCGCTTCTTGATCTCGTCCTTCGACTCGAGCACGCGCTTGCCGGCTGCGTCGTACCAGTAAATCGGCGTGCTGATTTCCTGCTTCAGCGTGATGTCGTTTGGGATCGCACCGCCCGCCTGTATCCACTCGCGTATGGCCCACCACATCTCGGTTCGCTTGTTGACGAACAGGTTGGCGTAGGTTGCCTTGCCGCCGAACTGCACCTCGGTCACGTCGTAGCCGAGTTGCCGCAGGCGGTCGATGACGCCAGCGCCAGCCCCAGCGTCAATGAACACGGCGTCCGGATCGCGGTCCTCGATGACGTTGGCGATGGCTGCGGCGAGCGCCATGTTGTCGATGCCGTGGTGGACGATGGGCGGCTCCATGCGTAGCCCCTGGCGCAGGACGATGACGCTGCGATCATCCCCGAACCGGGCCGGGTCCACGCCCACGATGAGGGGCTGGTCGATGATGTCGCCGTCCGGGTACTGCCGCCGTGCGGCCTCCTCGGCGTCTGACAGGCTGATGAGCTGATCGTCGCCGGCGGCGCTGAAGTCGCAGAGGTACTCGCGTGCGAACGCGGCCTCCGGCATGTCGCGCTCGAGGCGCTTGACCTCGTCGGGCGCGAGCGCGTCGGTGTCGTAGACCGTGTACTTCGCCGCATACCAGTCCTCGAGAGAGCCGCTTGCGGCGCGGTAGTAGAGCTCGCTGAACAGGTTGATCCCGGCGGGCGTGCCGATGAAGAGCGCCCACCCCTGACGGTCGGAGAGGGCTGGCTGGATGATGGCCTCCCATACCTCCGGCTTGATCTGTGCGACCTCGTCGATGACGCAGCCGTCAAGGCGCACGCCGCGCAGGGCGTCCGGGTTGTCGCCGCCGAACAGGCGGATCGTGGCCTTGTTCGACCTGAACGTGACGGCGAGGTCGGCTTCGTTGATGTCCACGGACCCGGTGCGGATGAACGGGTCGAGCTTCTGCTTGAGCCGCGCCCAGGCGATGGCCTTGGCCTGCTTCAGGAACGGTGCCACGTACACGAAGAACCCGAGATCCGAGGTGCATTTCACCGCCCGGTGCAGGAGCTCCATGAGGGCGAGTTCCGTCTTGCCGGCGCGTCGGTGTAGGGCAAGGACCGTGAACCGCCGGCGTTCGAGGTGGCATCGACGCTGCCATGCCCGCGGCTCGTAGCCGAGGCGGATGGTCTTACGCATCGGGGACGCCCGTGATGACGTTCAGGATGACCCCGCCGCCATGCTCGAGCTGCTGCCTGTCGCCGTACTTCTTGGGGTTCCACTTGGCGAGGAGCTTCAGGCGCGTCTCGACCTGAAGCCTTCGCCACGCCACCTCGACCTGGTCAACGGGCTGCGTGTCTGCGAGGGTCACGCACTGGTCGGCGATCACGTCGTGGCCGTCCTCGCGTGCGCGTGCGATGCGTGCGGAGAAGTTCTCGTCCTTGTCCATCCAGTCGTAAACCGTGCGCCACTCGGGCTTTCCCTCCTGTCGGCACCACTCGCGGAGGGGCTTGCCGTTGGAGAGCCATGCGACGAGGTCGGTCGCGTGGTGCTCGGGGACTGGTTCAGGAGGCCGGCCCATCCTTCGCCTGACGAGGGCGTTTCCACTCGGCGGGGAGGGAGGCGCGGCGCTGGTATCGGCAGATCTTGCTGACGGTTGTCCAGCGGAGTCCGAGGTGCTTGGCAATGCGACGATAACCCCATCCGAGCTCCTCGTGGAGGTCGCGGATTTCCTTGACGGTTGCTTCGGGGATCGTGGCATTGTGGTGGCTTTCGCCGACTCGCCGGCCGTTCTCGCCGTAGGCCGCGAGCCTGGTCACTTGCGCTTTCGGCCCTTGGCCTTCACGTCTGCGCGGTTGAACTTCTTGGCGACGGACATGGGGACGCCGACCTTCTTGGCGAAGCTGCGGCTGTGGGCGGCTGCCGCCATGAGGCGTCGCTGGGCTGGTGACTTGCTTGGCATTAGGCGGATTCCTTCGGGGTGAGTGTGATGCGGAGTCCTGCTGCATCTGCGAGGGTGACTGCGGAGTCGAACGTGGCGGTGCGCCTGCCGATTACGGGTGCGTTCGAGAGGAGGCACATGACGGTATGGGCGCGGAGGCGTCCTCCCTGCTCGAGATCGCGTGCGACCTGGCTTCGGGTGCGTCCCTGCGCGGTGACGGCATTGTTCACCGCCTGCTTGAAATCGCTGTACGAACTGATATCCATTGCCATGAGTATATCAGGCACTTGCCACGGTCTCGCCGAAATCCTCGCTGGTTGCCGCCCAGATCAGTCGCGGGGTACCGACGCCGAAGTCCGACTGCTCGATCTTGTCGGTGACGAAGATCCGGGCCTCCTTGATCGTCATGTTCTCCTGGTCGCGCAGGCGGGCGGCGATCATGTCGGCCGAGTATACGGCGACGGCTATCCCGTCCTCTCCGGGGCGGGGGTACATGACGCCGAGGAGGCAGTCATCGAGGTTGGCGAGCAGTACGGGGCATCGCCTGGGTTTCCTTCTCGCCATGCGGCGCAGTCTACCGAGCCGCGGTCGCGTCCCTCGATTATTCCTTGTACCCGTGCTCACCGGGCCAGAGCGGCCCTGCCGGCGGTGGCATGACGCCGTGCTTGGCGCTGCACCACGTCCTGAACTCCTCCCAAGAGCTGCGGAGCTGGCGCTTGTCGTCGCGCCACTCCTCGCTGTCGCGCTTCTCGGCGATCTCCATGCCCTCGTCCATGAGCTTCCTCGACCGCTCAAACGCCTCGGAGAGGTGCTGGACAACGGCGATCTCGATGACCGTCCGCATCTCGACGGTGCCGGTTGGCCTGCGGAAGTGCCACCACCATGCGTGCTTGTCCTCGGAGTCCTCGCCCATGTACTCGAAGTGCGGGGCGTCGTGCTCGGGAACGATCTCCACTCGGCAGCTGTAGTCGTTGCAGGGCGTGTCGATGTCGGAATCTTCCCGGTGCTCGCCGAGCCTTCCGATCCTGAACGGCTCCAGACCGGGGTGGCGCTCCTCGTTCCACTTGTCAACGATCCGTTGAAGCGGTGGATCATCCAAATCGGGACAGACAAAGCCGAAACTCTCACAATCACGAACCATCCTCCACCAGTCCATCAGGCCGGGAACATCGACGGAGTTGCGGGCGGGTTCCTCGGAAAGCCAAGAGATCACGTACCAGTTCATTTCGTTCCTTTCGTTGGTCGGAGTATACGCGGGCGTATTCAGCGTTTGTCCCTGTTTCTGCGGCAATACTCGACGGCGACTGCGCGGACGCGGTCGCTCGAGAAAGTCATTCCCATCCGGTCCTCGCACGCAGCGATCTCCTGCTTGGTCGCGGTGGCGAGTACGTCCGTCGCCCATCGGTCCCATTCCTCGTACTCGGCCTGGGTCGGGCCTGCGCTCTGGATCGCCTCCCTCCGGGTGCGCTCGACGGCGTGCTCACCCTCGGCAGACAGCGCCTTGCCGGCGGTCATGTCGCAGTACGCCTTGTGGATCGCCGTGATGTCCGGCTTCACCTCGCGGATGAATCGGTGGTTGCGGATGCACTCCCGCAGCTTGTCCTGGTGCAGGTGCGCCCACCGCTCGTTCAACAGCCTCCCGACCTCCTCGTCGGCCTTCCACTTCGGCCAGAGGTTCTGCATGAGTCGCTTCGTCTCGATGAAATCTTCGTAGTTCGCCATGATCGTGCTCCTAGAACGGCAACCTTTCCACCTTCACTCTCCTCCCCCCCTTCCGCGAAGGGGGGGGAGGGGGGGATTCTTCTGTGGTTATGGTTGTGGTTGTGACAGCCATCGATTTGCCATTGGGGTGGCCATTGGGGTGGCCATTGGCGACCCCATTCCCGCGCCCCCAGCGGGCCTCCGCTCCGCGCTTTCCGTTCTCGGCAGCAGTCAGGTGGCGCTCGGTCACGCGCTGGCGCTCACGCTCCATACGTGGGTTGCATAGGGTGGCCATTGGCCCTGCCATCGGCGCGAACCGCGCCCGGATCACCGCCCAGTCCCCTTCGGTCAGTTCGCATCGCGTCAGCGTGGCACACGCCTGATGGTCGTCCGGGATGCTCCCGTTCGTCCAGGCGTACATCAGGAGCTGGGTGTATGCCCATCCCTGCATGGCCGTCATGGTCGCGGTACTGACCAGGAAATCGGTCGGGTACATGGGGAACCAAGGGAATTGCGTCGGCATCTCTTGCCTCGAAACGACCGGGGTGGGGCAGGGAGCGGGTGCGGCGCACCTACCCCACCGCCGGCCTTGATTGGTTCGAGCAGTTGCACCCGCTCTGCCGCCAGTATACCATGTTCCCGTCCGGCGTGTGTCCTGACGCGATGCCCAGGATCGTTCCTGTGCGTCGGCACGACCGGACCTTACGGGTAGCCACGGACGGCTCCCTCCTTTTCGCCCCCGGAATGCGCCCCGCTTGGCATCGTGCCGGCGGGGCGTTTCGCTTGGTACCATGATGGCATCTAACATGCGTCTAGCCCCAGACGCTGCATATTGCCGAATGGCAACGCGGGAAACCGCGCACAGCACCGCGCAAGGCTCTGGCGCACGACAATCAAAGGGCGGTGACCGACACCGTCATCGAATGAGCGCGAGGCCTTACGCGCACGACAGCCCCCTACGCGGGGCTGTTTCGTTTGACAACCGCCCAACACGCGATATACTTCGCGCAACAAACCTCCGTCAGCCGTTGACGGCGCATAGTCGGGAAACCGACGAACCTTCCGCTAGGTAAGGCGGGCGCCGCAAGGCGAGTGAACAGGTTGAAGTTCACCATGCAGCCCCTTACGCGGGGCTGTTTTGCTTACCGCAGCTCCATCCGGCCCCAAAAGTTGTATGCGTCCACCGAAACGCATACAGAACGGCTGCGTTTTGGCAGCCGAAAGCAACCATTGACCGCAATCGGTCAACGGGAATCGTGCACGCGCATTCACGCGGATGCACGCGCATTCACGCATATTCACGCGGACAGAACCGCCCACACTTGTGCGGATCTGTAGCACTTTCGCTCCAGCGGACAAGGTTTCGTCACATGGAGCAGCACCCGGCTTCGCCGTGGTCTGCCCCTCGGCGGCAGGTTGTTCTTACCCCAAAGGCTGCGCTGGATCGCGGCGTACCTCGCGGCCTTCTGGCGATCCCCTTGCGGGTCATAGGGCTCCGACTCCCGCAGTCCCGCATCTCCGCAATCGAAGTATACCATCGTGCATATGCCTCGCCACGCCAATCTCCCGTTTCACCTGTACGTCCACGTGTGCAACACCGCGCTCGGGCCGACGATGCCCGCCGGCACGACACGCGGCATCTGGCACGCCGTATACGCCCGTCCCGGCCAGATCGTCCTCGCGCACGTCCTGCTCGAGACGGGTGCGGAATGGTGCGGCATCCCGCTCCACAAGCTTGCGCACGACCCCAAGGCGTTCGAGTTCACTCCGTTTCCGGGCTTCTGCGAGCCGAGCGACCTCCAGCCCTGGGGCGCGATGGGCGACCACCTCGAGGCGCTGCACCTTGAGTACCTCGAGGGGCTGTCCGTGATGGGCACGAGCGCCGAGCGCGGGTTCTGCGGCCGGCATACCGGGATCGTCATCGACTGGAGTGACGGGTTTAGTCGTTACCCGCAGGAACACAAGCCGCTCAACCTCATTGAGCGCGTAGACGGCAGGTTCATCCTGTTCCCGAACAACTACTGCCGATTCCTGGACAAGCACCACACCTCGCACAGGCGCGACGCCGACCTCGCCAAGTACCGCCGCGGCGAGGAGGTGTACTGGGAAGAGTAACTTCCACTTCCTTAACCTACTGCTCGCGCCTGTACCCGAGCTTCCACAGCAGGCGCGACAGGTCGTTGGCGAGGTCGGTCACGGCCTGCTCGTCTAGCTGTGGTAGGCAGCAATGTATGGCTTCATGGAGAGTCGTGTCCAACCGCTCCTCCTCGCTCTGCCATGTTGCGACGCGGAGCACCCGTCCGGCAGCCTTGCCGGGATCGACCATGTTCCCGTAGTCGTGCAGGTTTGGCGAGAACCGCAGCGTCCAGTACTTGCCGCCGAGTCGGACGCGCATGGGTGCCTCACTTGAATCCGCGCTTCATCGCCTTCCAGGCCGAGGGGCTGACGGTTGACTTCGACTTCGGGCGGCTGGTGCCTGCCTTGCGCCGTGCGTTGATGTTCGCGTACAGGCCGCGCTTTGCTGTCTTCTTTGCCATGATGTTTATCCTCTCGAGGTCTTGCCGCTGCACTTCCACTTCGCACGCGAGAGCCGCAGCGGGCTGTTCGGGTTGCGTGCCGCCGTAGGGTGCGCCTTCATCTGCGCGAAGCTGCGAGCACAGTAGGCCGCGCCCTTGGCGGTCCCCGGCTTGATGCGGTCGCCGCCGCCCTTGGCCTTCCCGGCCTGACCGTAGGAGACCTTGCGGGTGCGGCCCGTCTCCGGGTTCCGCACGACCTTCACGAATCTCTTTCCTTTTGCTGGCGTCGGCATGTGTGCTCCTATCTGTCCTTCTGAAACGGTCAGTTACTGCGCCTCGCGCACCTCGAAGCGCAGGGTACGCATGGAGTGGCCATTGCTGCGGACGCTGTCCATCCAGAACCGAAGCCACAGGGCGCCCTTCGGCTTGGGCGGCATGCCCTTCTCGACGGCCCACCCGTTGCCCTCACTGAACTCATCCTTGTACCCGGGGCTGCGGACGTGCAGCACCCGGTCGAGGTAGGGCCGCCCGTGCAGTGACAGCCTTGCCCGCTGGATCGGCATGATCCACTCGTCGTGGGTATGGCCCGTCCAGATGATGTCTGCGTCCGGCAGGTACACGGCCATGCGTGCGGTCTGGATCGTGCCGCGGGTTACGGGGCCGCCGCCGCCGTAGCCGTGGTGCATGTACATCAGAACGCTGTTGGCGACGAGCTGCCGGCGCACCTTGCTCCTGACCACGAACCGCACCCAGTTTGCGTAACTTCCTGCATATGCAGGGCAGTCCTTGTTCCGCACCTTGAGCGCCTCAACTAGGCGCTCGTTCATGTCCGTTTCGTGCCGCTTGCGAATTGCGGTTTCGTGGTTGCCGGGGGCGAACAGCAGCGCCATGTCCGCGTGCGGAGAGACGTAGTCGGCGGTCGTGTTGATGACCGCGTCGAGGTATCGCCCCTCGCGGTGCTCGGGCCGGCAAGCCGAGGTGTCGGACCTCAAATCGTATTTTCCTTGCATACAGCAGAGGAAATCTCCGTTCGAGAGCCACTTCGCCCCGCGCTCGCGGCACTGGCGCATGTGGCGCTCGAACATCCCCCTGTCGGCGTGGGCGTTGTCGATGTGCGCGTCGGAGATCAGCAGGTATTCCTGGCTCCACCCCGCGGACGGCACGGCCGAATCGGAATCCTCGGTCATCTCGACCGTGAACGATCCGGGCTGGTGCTGCGTGATGGCGACGCCCATCCAGCCGCACCATAGCGACCGATCCGGCTATTTCACGTTGTAAGAAAAAATTGTCGGAATTTCTCACGGATACCCTCTTGCGTACCGATATACGCATGGGTACAACACCCACCGCACGCACGGATGCGCGTTGCAGACGGCGTGCGAAACGAGAGGATTCACGATGAAGATCAAGATTCGAGAGGCATTGGCCGATGGCGAAATGCGACCGTATGAGCGCAGAACGATCATCCAGACCGCTGCCGCGCAGATCAGGACAGGCGCAGCAGCCCGCGTGCTAATTGCGTACCAGCGCATCGGGGCCGTGGACATCGACGCTACCCATGAGCTGTACTGCGCGGTGGACAAACTGACCGAGGCCGAGGACGTGTTCCTTGACATCCACGGCGAAACGGAGGTGGAGTTGTGAGCCGCCGCACCACCGACGCGTTGGTCGAGCGCATCCTCGACCTCGTCGCCACCTGCCGGCTCGAGCCGACCCCACGCGCCGACCTAGCACGGCGCTGGGGGATCACGCCTCGCGCCGTGAGCAACGTGATCGACCGAGCCCACAACCTGTTCGGGGTCATGGTCGCGCACCGCAGGGACGAGGGGTACGTCATCCTCGACACCGGGATCATCGACCTCCGCAAGCTGCGGGCAAGGAGGGCGGCATGACCAGCCTCTTCGACGCAGCCGAGGCCGAGCGGCGCAAGATCGTCGGCAAGGCGCTCGCCGCCGACCACCGCATCGAACTGCTGACCGCGGCACGCGGGTTCGCGGCGTTCATCGCCGCGCAGCAGGGGACCGTGAACAGCGACGAAGTCGCGGCCATCATGGCCGAAAATGGTTTGGATTACACCGAGCTCGGCAACGCGGCAGGGTCCGTCTTTGACGAGAAGTTCGCTTGGACGGGCGAGGTCGTGCCGTCGCGCCGCCCCGCCTCGCACGGCCGGCTGATCCGGGTCTGGAGGCGGGCATGAAGATCCAGGTCACCATCGCGCTGAACAGCGACTTCGCGAACGGAAACGAGATGATCGCCGACTACTTCCAGGATCACGCCGTGGACGCGACCGTCGAGGTTGAGTGGGTACCGGAGACGGACGAGCAGTTCGACCAGCACGGCGGCTCCTACGTCACTCGGTACTGGCGTCTGTGCGAGTGGACGCTGATAGAACTCTCGCTTGACGGCAAGGCGCTTGAGGCCGACTCCGTGCCGGCGGGGTTCCCGATGCAGGAGGTTTTGTCCATCGTGGACAGCCGTGCATTCCGAGACGACCTCGAGCGCATCGGGCCGGGAGCGGAGCTGTGAACGACCTCTTCACCAGTCACGCCCGAAGGCATGAGCAACTTGAGGAGCTTGCGGAGCGACTGCTCGCGCAATCGTCCCTGCTTGGGCTTCACGCCTGGTACAAGTCGAGCGACGTATTCCGCGCCGCCGCGGATGATGCGGAGGACGCCGCACGCATCCTGCTCGGAATGGAGCCGCGATGAGGGGCGGCCACCTGTCGGTTGTCGCCGATGACAACAACGAGATCGTCCTAGTCAAGGACGGCAAGGAGATCGCACGGATCATGCGTAACGCCAAGCGCCGCGAGAAGGCGTACATCGTCATCAAGGCCGATCCTGCCATCAGGATCATCCGCCGCAACCCGAAGGAGAGCACGTGAGAGACCATACGATCATCGACAAGCTGCGCGAACGCGCCGAGGTACGGATTGCATCGGCGAACGAACAGGCACCGAAATACGGCGACTACGCGGAGCATTGCCGCAAGGAGGGCGAGCTCCTCAACGCGGCGGCAGACCTCATCGAACGGCTGATGGACGAACTACGAAAGGCGAGCGTGAACTAATGAGCGACATCGTGAACAGACTGCGGTCGAACCGCGAGTGCCTCGCGCCGTGCCTGATGGACGACGCGGCTTCCGAGATCGAGCGACTCGAGCAGGTCGTGCTGGCGCTGACCGCCGAGCGCGACGAGGCGCGTTGGGATTACTGTTTGGGCTTTACAGACTTCTGCCCCAATCCGGCGCATGACGATTTGCCGCTTGATGAGGCAGCTGCGGAGGTTGCCAAGGCGTTCGGCTGGAGTTACTTGGTTGAGGAGGGCAAATCATGACTGACGGAATCACGTTTGAAATCAAAGATCAGGACGTTGCGGTGCTTGAGGAAACGACCGCGAATGAGCGGACGAGCAACCGGCACCGCGTTCGGCTTGACATCGCGGTGTATAAGCGGTTGATGGAACAGGCACTGCGAGAGCAAGTGGAGTTCCTTGTTGAGCAGGAGAACTACAGGGACAAGATCAAGCCATCCATAGAGCGCATGATGGATATTGCTGTGAAGTCCGTCCATGGACGCATGGACAAACTCGTAGCTGACGAGGTTGAACGGCTGGTCAAGGAACGAGTATCTGCGATGGTCGCGGAGTTGCCAATCAAGGTCCAAGTGAATGTGGGGTCTCATTCATGACTCGGTTCCTGCTCGAGGAGCCGCCGCCGGAGGACGCCGACCCGATGGTCATGCTGGTACTTGCGGCAATCAAGGCGATGAACCAGCGACAGCAGGACGAACTCGCACAACGGCTAGCGCAGGCCGACAAGGAGGAACAACAATGATCGACCCAGGCGACGAGCATCAGGAGCGCGACATCCTCCATCGCCTCGACGTCGTGTGGGAGGGCATGGGCGAGATGGCGCTGGAGGAGCGTCGCGAGGCCGCACGCGAGATACGCGCCCTGCGCGATGAGGTGCGCCGGCTGCGGGCCGTGCTGCCGATGCACATACACCGCATCCTTTACGAAGGGTCAGGCTAACCATGCGAACAGGGCGAGGGGAGACGGACGAGGACGTGGTGGACCGGGTGCGGACGAGCGGAACGGATGACCCGCTCACCATCGAGCTGATGCAGGAGGTCGTGTACCTGCGGCAGGAGTTGGCGAAGGCAATGAGGCAGGTGAACGCATTCATCCTGCGAGACACGAACCACAGGAGGCGCGATTGACATGGCGCGGGTCGAAATAGAGCAGATCGTCCAGGCGTATCGGCAGCTCGGGTCGGTATGGAAGGTCGGCAAGATGCTCGGCATCCCCGGCCAAACGGTCCACGAACGCCTGCGAAAGCACGGCGTGCCGATGACGGGCATCACCCAGTGGACCGATGAGGAGATCGATGAACTGCGCCGGATGGTGGATTCCAGCGTTGCCATCAACGAGATGGCCGCGAGACTCAATCGGACGTATGCGGCCGTGGCCTGCAAGCTGAACGAGATCGGACTGAAGAACTACCGGCGCGCACGCATCAAGAACGTGAAGAAGGGAACCGGGTACGACAAGGCCAGCATGAAGAAACACCTGGCGTTCCTCGTCGCCAACCCCGCAACCAAGATCACGCCGTATTCGCGCAAGCATGGGCTGCGTGTCGATTCGCTGGTAACCGCCATGCAGAATTATTTCCCGGAGAGGTTTGCCGCGTACCTGGCGGATCATCATGGTGATATCGAGCGCAAGGAATGTCCGGGCTGCGGCGCGAAGTTCATTCCGGCCAACGGCAAGCAGACGTACTGCACGCGGAAGTGCAACGCCAACCATTTGAGGGATCTCCAGTATTTCGGAGGCCGTCGCCTCGAGGCTGCTGGCGCTCGGGAGCGGATATGCCAGGTGTGTTCCCGAAACGATCCGCCGATCCTGCACGTGCATCACGTGATCGGCAAGGTGAACGATCCCGATAACAAGCACATGGTGGCACTGTGCGCTGGTTGCCATCGGGTCATCGGGGCCGTGGCACGGATCAAGGGTCTGGTCGATTCCTCGGCTGCGTGGAAGCGATTCATCAGGCTGGTGTGGTTCGAGGCGCACGGCGCAGAGTTTGCCGGCGCGGAGACGCTGCCGGATCTTGACGATTTGGCATCTTGACAGCCACCCTACCCTCCCGTATAGTTCTCCTGTCGTGACCGGGCGCGTTGCCCGGGGCGACGCATACGAGAGGAGACTCATATGGAACTTGCACGAATTGGTCAGGCGCAGCTTGACCCCATGACGGTGGCACAGGTGTTCAAGGCATCGGGAATGTTTCCCGATATCCAGTCCGAGGCGGCGGCGTGCGCCAAGATCATCATCGGTCGCGGGCTTGGTCTGTCCGACTACGACGCCATGACTGGGCTGCACATCATCAAGGGCAAGGCCGTCCTGGCCGCGAACCTGATGGCGGCCTCGATCAAGCGGGCCGGGAAGTACGACTACCGTGCCACGTGCTCGGACACCGAGTGCAGCATCGTGTTCTTCGGGCGCACGATGGATGGCAAGTGGGAGGAGATTGGCACCACCGAGTTCACGCTCGAGGACGCACGGCGGGCGCAGCTCGGCGGCGACAACTGGCGCAAGTGGCCGAAGGCAATGCTGTTCGCCCGCTGCATCTCCAGCGGGTACAAGCAGCATTGCCCCGACGCGCTTGGTGCTGCCCCGGTATACGTCGAAGCACACGGCGAGACGGAGATCGTGGAGGACGCGCCGCGCAGCCGTGCCGCCCTGCCCGCCCCCGCCGAGGTCGTGGAAGCCGCCACGATGCCCCAAGACGCGCCCGTGGCCGAGGACGCCCCGAAGCCCACCCGCAAGCGCAAGGCCGCGCAGGAGGCATCCACGACCGCCCCGGCGGCCAAGGACGGCTACCCGGACGAGTACGAGGGTTTGTTCGTGATCCAGCGGGTGGTGCGCCGCCCCGGCAAGCCCGTCGCCGTACAGGCCGCTGGCGAGCACGGCACGGCCTGGATCGCCGCGACGGTCCCGGAGTATGCGGATGTCTGCGAGAAGGCCATCGACGGCGAGTTGCGGCTGGCCGTGGATCGCGTGAACGGCAGCCTCACGATCATGCGCGTGATGGCGCTTGCGCCGAAGCCAGCCGCCCCGGTCGCTGCCGAGCCGGCCGAGGACAAGGAAGAGCTCCCGTTCTGACACACCTATACGAGAGGACACACCCATGAGCCTGTATGCGATCAAGAGCGAGATGGAGTCAATCCTTGATGCCATCCTGGACGGCGGCATCGACGGTCAGGAGGCGCAGGACGCGCTGAACGCGCACCTCGAGGGGCTTGACGCCGCGCTCGAAGACAAGGCCGATGACTACGCGGGGATGATCCAGTCCCTGAACCTCCGTGCGGAGGCGCGGAAGGCAGAGGCCGCACGGATGCGGCAGCTCGCCGAGACGGACGCCGCGCTGGCAGACCGCCTCAAGGAGCGACTCAAGGAGGCGATGGAAGCCACCGGGAAGCTCAAGCTCGACACCCCGAGGTTCAAGCTGTCGGTCGCCGGCAACGGCGGCAAGCAGCCGCTCGAGGTCGCCGTCGAGCCGACCGCCCTCCCGCAGGAGTTCCAGGCCGTCGAGGTCAGAGCGAACAAGGACGCGATCAGGGCCGCGCTCGAGGCCGGCGTCACCGTTCCCGGATGCACCCTGCTGCCGCGAGGCACCGGGCTCCGCATCCGCTAGCCTGACCGACCATCCTCTCCCCCCGTCGTGGTGCGGCAGGACGCTGCCCCGGCGGGGGTTTTCATTTCACCAAAGGACAGGGCGCGGGGCCGAGGCCGAAGCCAAGGCCACGCGCCCTGCGCGAGGAGAGCATCGTCACCTGAACAGCTTGTGGCCGTACCGACGCCACAGCCACGCACCGCCGAGGACGCCGATGAGCGCCACCAACGCGATGAACCAAGTTGTGCCGAGAAAGTCTGCGAGGATCATGCCTGTGTCTTTCTGCGCCCCTTGGCGCGTTTGAACGCCGCGTCGAACTCCGGGTCCGCCCGGAGCAGCGTGACGAGTTCCCTGTCCCCCTCGGGACGGGATTCATCAA